ATATAGGGGGTGGGGGTGGAAATTATATACCCACCCCCCGGTATCAAATATAATAGCCCCGGTCCCGGGAAAAAGATATTTATTCTGGTTCTCGTACGGACGGCACAACATTGGAAAGCGTGACGGGGACTGTTACTGGGGTACGAATAAAGATGGAGTTGCTAGTTGAACTACTATCAAACGGTCTAGCGCAAGTAGTCAACGAACAGAATCCACTAAGCGTTCGCCAGTCACACAGATCGCACTTGCGATCAGGGTTGTCAAGAAGAGCCATCGTATGGGCCCACCTTAATGTAACGAACACGCGTCCCCGTAACAGGACTGGTAATGGGTAGATTCATAGCAATGATCTCATCTATTGCGTTCTCAATCACTTGCTCTGAATCAGGTCCGCTAAGTTCTGTGGTATCACCAGCAATGCGTGCTAAATATGCGCTAGTAAAGTAGCCACACAGATTCTCGTCATAGCCGCTCCACAAATCGTACTGCGTGAACGGGTTGTATGGATTGTCAGTTGTAGTAATCCCAAATATAGCCATGGGTCAGTTCGCCTCCAATCCATTGAAGTTATTGAACTCCTTTGAGAGGGTGGTCACACTTACACCGCACCGCTCAGCCACTACGGACTGCGGATAGCCAGCACGAAGCAGCTGTCTAGCAAGCGACTTGGCAGACGAGCTCATACCTTGTCTATTGCGAGGGGTAGCTAACTGTCTGACTTCTTTCATATCGGCGTATCTTAAGATCTGCAGTAACTTGGAGTCAGATATAGCACCAGCTTGAATGGCTTCCCATTCTTTGTCTGAAATATGGATGGAGTGTCTCTGCGCACCAACCCTATCCCTGGCAAGGGCGAGCTGCTGCTGCCTTACCTTCTTAAGACGATCCTTGTTCTCCTTCTCTTTTAGAGAGGGGTCTGTCTGAATCATAGAGGCAACATTCTTTCCTGCTACTACCTGTGCCTGTCTCTCAAATGGGGCATTGCGTGCAGCATAGTCAAGTTTATCGTTAAGATCCTTAACCTCTCTTGCATACTGCTTGGCAGCATCGGGATTTCTCTGGAGAAGACCTGTCTTACGAAGCTCACTTCTGGCTCTCTCAGCAAGGCGCATGCAATCATTTGCATAATCGGCATATGCGTCTTCTACAAGATATCCGTGTGTCAGTTTATGGGCATCTCCAACCTCGAGTGTCTGATATGCGGGCTGCCCTTTGTTCTTGTTAGGAACAACGTTTCCGTTCTTATCAATATGGGTCTTTCCGGTGTATTTATAGACGTTCTTCCCAGCAAGCCAGTCTTCATAGACACCGAGCTCTTCCATTTCTTTTTTGGAATATATAGGTTTCCTCTCGGGAACATCTCGAAGCTCTTTCTTTCTCTGAGATATAAACGTGCTTCCACCGCCAGTAGGACTATTGGCATACCTGGCATAGAGTTCAGCTATACCATTATCGGCAAATGACTGTCTCCAATCCAAATTATGCTTTTCAGCATCTATGACCACCATTGAGTGTTTAACGGCCCTTTCGATTTCAGGCCATTCTGCGCCTTTGATAGTCATGTCTGTAATCAAATTGGAAACGAGGCCCATTTCCTTGCCTTTATTGAAGCCCTCTCCTTTTTCGCCAGTTTTCGGCAAACTAGGATCCTTACGATATAACTCTTTCGGATCGAAGTTTTTAAGGCCCTCCAAAGGCTCGCGATTCATGATCTTTTGGCCTTTTGTTGGAATAACAAGAACCGTATCTCCGTCAAAGTCAGCTCCGGACAAAATATCCGCAACATGCTTATTGATACCGATCGCATGGGCCGGATTTCGCCCAATCGTCTCTATGGCTTCCTGATTATTATTGTTTACCCTAAGTCGAGGCATCTCAAATCGTCCGGCGTGCGGAAAACGGACCAAAACGACTTCTTCACCGTTCTCATAGTTAGGCGCGTAGACCTCAGTATCCTTAAGACTCGTAACGGGTAATATAACATGTGTTCCCTGTCTCGGAAGAGCGGCGCCTTTCAGATGAACAGCGGCGCTATCGCATTCTGAAGCGAACGTCTCAAGAAGCTGTCTTCTGACCGTAGGATTAGGAATGGCCATAATATCATTGAACTCATTCTCACGGCCTTCGTAATCCAACGTCAACTGACGTCTCGCAAGCTGTATCGGCTGTTTTGAAAGCCACTGGGAAGAAAGACTCTTTTTCCACTTGTCCCAGTCTTCATCATCATTGACTTTGTTGATAGCGGAAACATGTTCTTCGCCATTGGCGTCTGTAAACTTAAGCTGCGTGAAGTTGGCCCCAAACGGGTTTCTCTGATCGACCTTACCGTCTTCATCAACATTCATCTTCTTGAGAACATCCATTTTAGGAGTGCCCTCATGCTTATTAGTGTTAAACCGAATATCAACGCCATCTGGCAAGTCGTTCGCATAAACGGCCATGCCTTTTAGGTAATGGGAATCGTCAACAGCAATTCGAACCTGCATATAGCGCTTTTCACCAAGTGCGAGCTCCTCAACACCGGGACGGATCTCAATAACACCGTCTTTGTCAAGGCCTCCTTGCTCAGCATAGCGAATTTGCACTCTATCGGAATCGATGCTTTTGACAGGCTGCCTGGTAACCGCTTTCTCTCCGTAGTCCTCAAAATATAATCCGTCAGGAGAGGTAATCCTGTCCCTGTTGTCAAATATCTCTTTTCTGGTTACGTCTCTGTCCGCAAGAACCCGAACCGTAACGTTCTGAGTAGGATTGGTCACCTGCTGCATAGGAATCGTCTGTACAGAATAACCCTGTTGCTGCAGCATGGATAAAGCGGTCTTCAGCTGTTCCTCGCTGATATTCAACTGTCTGTTGACACCTTCACCGACGTCCAAATACGGTTTCTCTTTCAGGAGGTCTTTCAGGTTGTTGGCAACAGTTGTCGTTTTGTCGGATTTATAAGTACGATTGGGGTCCAAATATGACCGAACCGTAGACGGAGGAAGTTTTGTCTCTTTGGCAATAGCCTCGATACTCATTCCCGTATCTTTAAGACGAACGCACTTACGAATATCGTCCTGCCGCTTCTCGGCCTTATACATACTTCTACGGGCACGGTAGTCCGTAGTGCTCATACCAAAGGCTTTAGCTATCTCGGTTTCGCTCATCCCCTGCTTCTTGAGCTCATCTGCTCTCTGAAGCCAGTTTTTGCTTCTCTGTGGGTTCTTACCGGAACCCCAAGGATATCTTCCAGAATGTCGTGGCGTACCGTAGTGTTCCAGATATTCTCCCAGCGTACCGTAGTGTTCCAGATGTTCTCCCATGATCAGCTCTCCATTCTAAGCTCATCAACCCATTCGTCGCGTTCGCGAATAATATCCATGATGGCTTTGATTTTCTCAGGCTCGATTTCCTCTTCGATGACGTCGTCGTTCTGATAGATTCTGAGAATCGTCTTTGTGGTATCCGGCCTAATAGAAAGAGCCCTTTCATACTCAAGCATGAAAAGGGCCGCATAGATCTCCAGTTGTTCCATATGCGCTTGACCGGCACCGGTTTTGAGATCGTGAATTCTCAGAAGTCCATCTTTATAGTGAATCGCATCGGTGGTACCGAAGCAGTTTTGAGAAAAATATAAAGGCTGCTCAGGAGTCATACCGTAACCGATGGCGTCGTTCACGTAGGCAGCGAACGTTTGCTTGTTGCCTCGAACTTTGATTCCTTCGGTTATGAGGTCTTTCGCCATAGAGTGAAGTTTGGTTCCTCTGGCAGCAGCAAGGGCGTTGAAATATGCGCTCCGAAGATCGTCCTTGTTGTACCTAAGCCAGCTCATCTTACTTGGTGACAGAAACGCGTGTTTACCTTCCAGTTCCGAATGTCTGTTGAAGTTCATCAAGTACCTCCTGTTTGTTCTCGGGAAATATAAATCTCGAGAATGACATTCTGTCAGCCTTTTCAACATAGTAGTCCTGATTCGTATGGTGCTTGGCTTTCCGACTGGCCTTACATTCAAGAAGTGCCCAACGGTCACCTTCCAAAATCGTCAGATCCGGAAGACCCTGTTTTGACTCGTTCTTAAAAATAAGAGCATCTGGGAAAAGCGTCTCAAGCTCGTGAATCAGATCTCGTTGAAAATCGCTCTCTTTCATGTGTCCTCACTCCAAAAACAAAAATAAGAATGCGACATAAAAACATCACATTCTTACCTTTCCTCTCCTATTAGTGGAGTTGTAATTTATGTTATTGTCGTCTTTCGAAGAATTTGCTCTCGTTGAAGTTCTTCTTTCTGGCAAGGGCTCTTGCTATGGCCACATCAATAGACGCATGCGTTTTGAAGCCGTAGTAATATAGATCTTTGAACGGCGTGTTGCGTCTGTCTATGCGGCCTGCGGCCTGCTCGGTCGCTTTGTACGAGTAGCTTGGCGAGTAGAATATAACTGTGTCTGTAGACGTACAGTTCCATGCCTCGGCTCCGGATGCATACTGAACCAGATACGCCCATCGCTCGCTTGTCGGAACCGGCTCATGGTTGTGACCGTT